CAGATGACAAATCCTCATAGGGTGGAACATAGGTAACCTTACTTATTTTACTAAGAAGGAATCGTATGGTCCGCCTAAGGGGAATTTCGCTTTTCACTGAAAAGCGAGCTAAGAGATTTACTGCTGCGTATAGAGCCTGAGGCGTATCAAGACTTTTAAGATACACCCCGCGGATGTCGACTCCTCTAAAGAAGTCAGCACCGCACGACTCTCTGAACGGACCTTCAGTGAAGGTCTTTTCGTTGTTAACTGAGAACCCAAGAGTGTCCAGAAGATGTATGACATCCCTCGTAACTTTAGAGGGACAAATTATGTCATCACCGAAGACACCCCAGAGATCATCAGAACTGTCGGAGACAATCGACGCTTGACCGTTCAAAATAGAACGGTATGGACGCAAATTGCGAAACTCCATACAGGCAACGACGATACAGCTGAATAACATGGTTTGCAATGGGAACGTAAAGCCGTTACCCATCGTAGAGACCATGTGAAGTTCCTCTGTATCACGCCCTTTAATCTCTACAGCCTTGCATCTAAGCATCTTCAACCATCTGAGAAAATCAGGTGGAAGAACTGCTTCGAGCATGGTCATAGAAATTGAGTCCGATGCACTGGAAAGGTCTATTGTAGAAAGACCCTCAGTTATCGAACCAAGGCGAGCGAGATCACGATTTAGGAAGGGTTGTTTACTCAGGGAGATACCAAATCTCTCGAGTAGACGAGCTTCTAGAATATGCGCGAAACCTAACTGAAAAAATGTATTCAGAGAGGGTTCAATACATATACATCGTGAGATCTCATCGTTCTTAGGAACAAAACTGAGACGACTGTTTGATCCTATATTAGCTTCGCCAAAATGATCACGGCGGACAAGTTCCGCATTTGACCATTCAGGAAAGTTGCGAATATAGCGACTGTACCAAAAGTACAGACTACGATCACTACAGTGTAGTGGCGATGCGAAGAGCTTAGCATAAGCTGAGCCACCTCGTGCACCAATATTGGCCCCCGGACCGACTTTACCTTTGGTGATAAGGTCGTACGGGTGGTCAACAAGTGGTGCAACGCCATTTCCTCTGTACCAGAAGTCAAATAGGCACTGTCTCAAGTGACCTAGGAGAACTTCTGTCTTCGTATCTTGAATACGAAGGTTCCAGTTTTTGCAGTTTTCATTAACAAGCAAAAACTTCGATAATGCCTTTTGATCTGCAAGAGTCGTACGCCTAGTTTTCAATTTCTTGAAAATAGACTGACGAAGACTTACAGCGAAAGCATCTCGAACCTGGATATCGGGATAAAAGTCTGCACTTTCAGTGCAGCCTGCATCCCGTAGATCATCGTTCAAACATGAGAACACGTCTTCAGGCTGAATAGCCATAAAGTAGCACCTCTGATGGTTCTTAACTTAACATTGCGTTAAGCCGGTCTGTGGAGCCAAACGAAATAATCGATTAGATCCACAACCTGAGTATAAATAAAGTACACAAGTAGCAATGTAATTGCTATAGCGTATCGATATCTGTACATCAGGCGACAACGCCCGTGACAAGCGTATCACCAAAATCAGCACTCTCTTCACTGAGAATGCCGACAAGGAAAGACGCAAATGCACGGACTTCGGCCGGTGAATAAGAATCCATCCCCGCGGGCACATCAATGGTCAAACGACCAATGAGTACAGCGGGCACCCCAGCAGCACACAAACCGCCCTTTCGGACGATAATTTTGTACTGATTTGAAGGGATGGCACCTCTAAGCCCAGTAAGGGCGTTTGCGGCAGGTAGAGCACGAGGCGCTACCGGTTTCACAAACGTAACCGTAAAGGGAGAAGAGATGGTGTTGGCGCTGGCACCAGCTTGTGTACCGCCAAGAGCGGTAACAGCGTGTTGCTTCGCGTTCGACGACGGGGCAAGGTCACTACCCAACGTATAAGTTGGGGTCGTGAACCCTGTCTGGTCTCCACCTGTGATCGAAGAGTCTGGTGACCAAGTCATTAGACTGTTTCCATTGTTGAGGTGAAGCCCTACTCACGTAGGGCGGCAAGAGCCTCACGATGCGTGGAAGCTAAAGCAGCGATATTAAGCCATTTAAGGCCTAAACCGGGAAGCTGAAGCCGAAGAGTTGGAATGACGGACCCACTAAAAGGGGTTCGCCCTAACACCTCTCCACGTACGAAAGGCAATGGACCGGGCTCAGTCAGCGGTGGTTCAATTACTTTGTAATAAGGCGCGTTTACGTGAAAAGTATAATCGATGTTAACGGCTTTAGAGTCGTTAATAATACGAGTACTTTTACGTATCCACGAGAAATTACTAGTAGGGAAACAAGCTGCCTGGATTATAGCTCCAACGTTGGAGAAATAATCTACAAGGAAGGAGTATGGAACCAATTCCCACAAAGTGGGAAGAAAGTCCCTAGGCATAAAACCAACAGCTTCTAGGAGACCAGGTAGTGACTCAGCCGCGGAAACGCGAACTGCGCCAGTATACTTGATCTCGATAGAAGAAATTGAGTCGTATGTCATGAACACACGGAGAGGATTCCTATCAACGGTAACTGTGGATTGAGCAAATCTGCGCTCATCGTAACCCCTACCAGAAACCACTTGACGTGGTAACCTGTAAGTAGTTACTGAAGCCAGAGCTTGCGCAGCTCCCTTTATATCGCTGAAAAGAGGATTCCAACCGTATGAACTCTCCAACCAGGAATTCTCCACTATCCGACGTCTCTGATCAGAACGGGGACGGGTTCCTCGCGTCTTTTTCTTTAAAGAACGTAAGTATCCGTCAACGCCCTGAAATAGAGACTTAAGAGGGTGGTGAATCATTGTAACAGTTTTGTGAAGCTCGCCCAAAAATGTCATACCAGCAAACTGCTGTTGGACATTAAGTGCGCGTTTAACGAACTGTTGCAACGCCCGATTGTTTGCGTCCTCATCAGAGATAGAGTTAATAGAATCTGGGGCAGGAAGGAAAATTCCCATCTGCCCTTTGATTCCGTCACAAACGATGTGGCCTTGGGCCTCATATGGAGGGAGCCCGATTTGGGCAACTACATATTGAGAATTACCGAGTCCAGCATCTATACGAACGGCTGTGAGGGAGGTAGTGGAGTCTTCACCTAGACGTATTTTCGTTTTATGATTAGCAAGCTCGTAGGGGGAAAAGGTTACAAATTCAGTGTGGTTCCAACCACCTGAACTGTAAACTGACCAACTAGGATCAAGCCCATCATTCGAACCTACTTCTATAGTGCCGACAACACCCTTACCTCGCGTCCGTGTTAACGTACTCATGACGTCTCCAATAAGAACAATAGAAGAACCAACCTAACGTAGAGTCTCAGCAGTATTTATGAGATCCTGCTTGACTCTGTTCACGTCGCTTTTAACGGCGGCGAGAGCAGGGTCTACTTCGACATCACTCATGAGCTGGCGAATAGCCTTCGCACGAGTGGGATCGGAGCCGATGAAATGTCTGATAACGCCATAGGCAACCAACCGAAAAAGTGGGTTGTCAATGACTGATCCAGCACCTGGCCAGCGTTTAGCTGCCCAGTTGAGGAACCAGTTCCAAGCATCATCATTACTGATGGTAAACTTGGTTAAATTATCAAGATCATTCATCAGAGACCTCTACTAAGGTTATTGTATAATGGAAAATTCCAATATAC